CCGCTAGTTTGAAACGCATCAATAGGCAAATTAGTAATTTGCCTAAAGAAGCTTTTACTGAATTCGTAAAAGGTACGCCTATACGTAGCGGAAATGCTAGAAGAAAAACTAGACTAAGTGGTAACAAAATTGTTGCCGGTTATAACTATGCACAGAAGTTAGATGAGGGCTTTAGTAAACAAGCCCCTGATGGTATGACTAAGCCTACAGAACAGTTTGTAGAAAAGCGTATGACAGAGATATTAAGAAAGAAATAAAATGGCAGATTTAAGTTATACAATCACGGTCAATTCTAGTGGTGCAGTTACTTCTTTAAAGAAAGTTGAAACACAAGTAAAAGCCGTCAATGATAGCTTTGCTAAGTTAAAAACAGCAATTGCTGGTATAGCACTTACTGGTCTTATTACTAAAACAATACAATTTGCAGACGCTATACAAGATGTAAGCGATGCTACTGGCATTGCAGTTGATAAAATTCTAGGTTTTAGTAAAGCTGTATCACTTAACGGTGGCACGGCAGATGATGCTAATACAGCATTACTCAAATTTAATGAGACAATTGGCAAAGCAGGTGATGGCGCAGTAGGAGCGCAAGCCGCATTTGCTAGTATTGGTGTATCATTAAATGATTTAAGAACACTAAGCTCTGAAGATTTATTTGTAAAAACAATTGATGGCATTGGTAAAGTTGGCGACCTTAGCGAACAAGCAAGATTAAAAACAGAATTGTTTGGTAAGAGTTTACGTACCACTAGTTTAACAGGTGTAAGTTCACAGTTTGCACAGGCTACAAAAGAAAGTCAAGCTTATGCAAGTAGCGTCAAAGCTGCCGCTGATTTACAAAACAAATTAGATTTAGCTTTTAAAACTTTACAGGCTAGCATACTAAAAACAATTGAACCATTAGCTAATTTTGTTAATAAGTTAGAGCCAGAACAGATTGATAAGATTGTTAAAGCTATTGTAGAAATGAGTGTTGCACTAGGTAGTATTGCTGTTGCGGCTAAAGGCTTACAATTAATAGGTAGCATTGCAGTAGCACTAGGTGGCGCATTTGCAACATTAGCGGCCGCGACTGCGGCACAGAAGTTTAGATTCGCTGCCTTTTATTATACTGTAAAGCAAGCATTACCAGTGTTTGGTAAAGCAAAAGAAGCGTTTGTATTAATAGGGACTGCAGGTGGCAAGCAGATAGGCACTTGGATAGCATTAACTTCTAAATTTCAAGGCTTCTTGTTTATTCTTAAGCAAGTTGGTGTTACTATTAAGCTTTTTGCTACTAGGTTCTTGCCTAGTTTATTAGGACCTGTAGGCGTATTATACGGTGTATTTGAAGCACTTAGAATAATTATATTGTCTGTCTTTAAAGTTGATATTGTTGATGAATTTGTAGGCGCTGTAACTTCTGCATACAATAAACTAAAAGCGTTAGCCGGTTTTGCTCCAACAGAATATAAAGGTCCAGATACAGGCGACGAAACTGCTAGACTAGCAAAACGTTATCCTGCGCCAAAAATGCCAGGTGATACCAAAGATATTCCTAGCGGTATAGCTAAACAAATATCTGAAGCTAAAAAGATTACAGATAGCTTTAAAGAACAAAACAAACAGACTAATATAAAATTAGCACTTGAAGCAAGTTTAGTATCGTTAACAGAAGACCAAAGAGAAATAATTCAAGGTATATACGAATTAGATGAAAAGCGCCTAGCCTCGGTAAGTCAACTACAAGATAAGCTAGATAATTTAACTCCTGATGAGAAGAAGCTTGGATTAGCTAAAGAAATTACAGCACAAATTAATGCAGTAAACAAAGAGTATGGTATACAGCAAGGATTAGTAGTTCAGAATATTGAGCAGTTGCAGGCCGCAAAAGCAGTTGAGCAGGCACGTGTTACTCAATTAGAATATATGACACAGCAAATGCAGAAACAGCAAGAGATCGCTGGAGTAACTAGTGGCGTGTTTACTAATTTACAAAAACAGTTAGGTGATATTGCGTTCGGTAAAGAACAACGTGGTAGGTCAGTATTCGATCAACAGAAAGAACAAATCATACGCAACATTAAATTGTTAGAGATTGATATGGCTAATGCTGTAACAGAAGCGTTTACCACTGAAGATGGTATAGGGGATGTACAACAGTACGGCATTGAATTGAAAAAAGTTTATGAATTAACAGAGCAATTAAAACAGGCGCAACTAAGTGAGTTAGAGATTAGCACACTGTGGGCTACTGGTTGGCAAGATGCATTTAGTAAATACATAGAAAGTGCTACCAATGCCGCAACAATGGCTGGCGATGTATTTGGAAGCGTTACTAGAAATATGAATAGTGCTATCGATACATTTGTTGATACAGGTAAATTAAGTTTTAGTGGATTAGCAAGAAGCGTCATTGCAGATTTAGCTAAGATTGAATTGAAAGCCGCGGCGGCTAAAATCTTTAGTGGAGGTGGCGGCGGTTTCGGTGGCATCTTTAGTGGTATTGCTAGTTTATTTGGTTTTGCTAATGGTGGTAATCCCCCTGTAAATAAACCTAGTATCGTTGGTGAAAAAGGACCTGAATTGTTTATACCTAAAACGCAGGGAACTATTATTCCAAATGGTGCAAGTCCTGCTACTGGTGGAAATAATACATACATCACTAATAATATAACAGCAGTTGATGCAAAGAGTGTCGCACAATTATTTGCTGAAAATCGTAAAACATTATTTGGTACAGTAGAGATGGCAAGAAAAGAAATGTCATACGCAAGATAAGGAATAAAAATGTCTGGTTTACAAACTATATTAAATTACTGCAATGGATTAGAAATCGATAGACGTAAGGTCGTCGGCATTCAGTATACAAGAAATGAAATACCTAGAGTATCAGGTACTCCTACGAAAAATCCCTGGAAGTTTACATTAGATATACCTAATAGATTTAGATATAATGAAGCTAGAGATTTGATGGAAGCATTGGATAGATTAGATAGAATTACACCTCAAGTAATTACTTTTAGCAATCTGCCTCAATTGAGTTGGATATTTAGATATCGTGGCGCAATGACTAGTGGACAGATATCTGCTGTTACTGTAACTAGTTTTGTTGGCGATCAATTGGTATTGGGTAATCTGCCTAGTGTTAGTTCTACTACTGTATTGTTTGAACCTAATGATTTAATTCAAATAGGCGCAGCCAATGTAAATCCTTATCCATTCACAAGCACTACACAAGTTTTGCGAGGTAGTGGATCAACTGTTACTATAACAACTAATAGACCAAATATTATTACTGCCGCTGTTGCTACTAATGGCATTATTGTTGGTAATGCTTGTCAGTTTAATATGTTTTGTCCTAATATGCCAATTTATAAATTGACACCAGGTGGATATCAATTAAGTAATAACACAGTTGTTGGAAATGCATTGATTGAGTTTAGTGATTCTTTTAAACTGTACGAATTTGTAGGAACAGCATAATGGAAACAATACCAGCAGTAGCAAATAATAAGGCATATGTAAACAGTGCAGAGTTTGTTAAATTAACAATATACAATGAATACGCTAACGTAGCAAATACGTCAGTATATACTTTTAGCAGTGCTTATCAATATCAAACTATTGCCGGCACAACATACACACCATTAGGTGGTTTGTTAGCAGTAGGAGTTCAACAGCGTGATATACGTGCGACAAGTGCTGATACCAGTATTAGTTTAAGTGGCATCGATGGAAATAACATATATGCTGTATTAGATACTAATGGCAAAATACGTGGATCTAAAGTAGAAATAATACGTGGCTTTTATGGCGGTGATGGTAACGTAGCAAATAATTACGTGTTGACTAGTTCAGCGCATAGATTCACAGGTATTGTAACTAGTTACAACATTACTGAACAGCGACAAGACCAAGATGATAATTATACAGTTACACTAAACGCTAGTAGCTTTAAAGTAGTATTAGAGAATCGCATTGCTGGTAGAAAGACAAATGAAAATAGTTGGAAAGAATTTAACAGTAATGATAGTTCAATGGATAATGTATTCAGCTTAAGTGGTTACAGCTTTGACTTTGGTAAAGCTCCTATTACCAAAGCTACTAATCCAAGTGCGGCGGCACAGGAATCACAAATCACAACTCAAACTGAAAGCTTCCAAGGTTATTAACAAATGAAAATAAGACAAGCAAATAAATTTGATTTACCT